TGAACTCGTCTCGCAGATTTTCGGCTTCTACCATGTGGAGGTATTTGATAGCGGGCGCGGTTTCCAATACCGTTTGCCAGTCGTCATTGAACGCGAGCCAGGTCTGGGCGCTGTGGACGTACCCGGCAAGAATCAGCATCCTCTCTCCCCGCTCGCTGCCCGAATCATCAAAATAGGCCGTCAGCATGACCAGCACCTTTCTCGCCCTGGTGGCCGACGAATAGCCCGACAGGAGCGAGTTAAAAGCATCCCTACTCGCGGTCCTCCGCCCATCATTTGGGCACATCTTGCCAACTGTGAAGCTAGCTATCAGCATTGACCTTAGTCCCCAACATATCCCACATTTTCATTAAAACGATTCTCCCCGGGGACGGCATAGTGGTTCATCCCAGTATCTTGAATCTCTCGGCCATTTCTTCGGTGATCGCCTCGACATACGCGTGGAGAAATCGTGAACATGCGTTCCTCGGTGCGATCGACGCAGAAGTCGATGACCTGAGCGCTAACCTGGAGCAGCGCCGCGACCTGGTGGCGAGGCAACGACCGCGGCGTTGCAGAGGTAGGCCATTTGCTTTCGCGCGGCGGGGAGTAGTGGATTGCGAATTTTCATATGAACTCTATGCCCCTTTTGTCGTACGCCGATTCCGGTGCTTCCTGTGACATTGCCAGGCCTTGGGAGTGGGCCACCATTACTCAATCTGCCCAGACGTGACCTTGCGGATGAAGAGCTCGGCCGCGCGAGGCGGACGCTATCGCTCGTTGCGGCAAAGACGCGCTGCTTCAGCGCTCAGTAGCGCTCCTGAAATTCTGCATCGTAGGGCGTCTCGGCATCGTAGTTCGCGCACAGCGTGCCGAGCACGGTTTCGAAATCCCGAAAGACCGTCTCGATCTCCTTGCCGGAGCCTTCGGTTCGCCTCGCGAGTGATCACTTTTTCGAGCGCGCCGCTTTCGTCAGCCATTCATTCCTCGCTTGCCCTGATGGGCTTCCAGTATCCATCGCCTTCACAGCAATCCTCGCCGCCGCATCATCTGCAGCCTTAGAAACTCGGCCACCTTCAATTGTTCGGGATCGTTCGGGTCCGGCTCGCTCGGCGTCCGGCCCTCGCACGCCTCGGTATGAGTAGCCGGTTTGCCGGCCTCGGAGCTGGTCCGGCAGCTCGCACAGCAGTACATGTCACCCAGCGCAGGCGGCCTCGGGCATCGAGAATTCGCGCAGCGCTCAGGGCCGCCGATAAAATCTATGCCGCGGGTTTCGTAGACGCTTGGCGGCGGTTCCTCCTGCACGATCATCCGGCTCAGCGCGATCACCAGGGCGGTGATGCCGTCGATTTTCTCCGAGCTGCGCTGCTTGTCAGGCCGGACGTTATCGTTCGAATCGCGCACGGCCGCGGCGTTGCTGGCGCACCACCTCAGCACCGGGTTGCCGCCGTGCCGGATCGCGTGGCTGCGGACCGCCACCTCGAGGTGTTTGCTCGGCGGGCTCATGGACATCATGCCCTGCCGGACCGGGATCATCTTCAGGCCATCGCTTTCGAGCTGGGTCACGAGCTGCATCGCGTTGTAGGGGTCGTAGCCGATTTCTTTGATGACGAACTCTTCGGCCAGCTCCTTGATGCGCTCGCGGATCACGTCGTAGTCGGTAACGTCGCCCGGCGTGGGCTCGATCAGTTCCTGCCGGACCCACACGTCATACGGCACCATCTGGTTTTGCGAGCGCTCCCGCACAGTCTTCTCGGGCAGCCAGAAGTACGCCAGCACCTTGGGCGGATCCTCGTTCGGGAAGACGAGCACAAAGGCGGCCAGGTCCGACGTGGTGGCTAGGTCGAGGCCGCCATAGCACTCCTGGCCGCGCAACTGCTGCGGGTCGAACGGCGCGCCGCACAGATCCCAATCGTCCATCGGTAGCCACCGGACCTCAGAGCTCGTCCAGCAGCAGAAATTGAGTCGCTTGACGATGTTCATCTTCGACGGCATCCCGATCGCCTCGGCGACCTGCTCGCGCAGGTACTTCCGCGGGATAGCCACGTCGAGCGCCGGGTTGGCTTTCAGCCAGACTCGTTCGTCGCGCCAGTCATCGCATTCCGGGCAGCCTTCGGTTGGCGTATCATTACCCTCCGCGATACAAGCTGTGCACGGGTCCAAGCTGCAAACGTATGCAAACCAATTGTCGTTCTCGATCAGCCCTTCGAGCACCTTGATCGAGTACTCGTGGTGATACCAACAGACGGTCTCACGGTTGAATCCGCTGTTCGTGATCTCGAAGATCAGCGCCTGGCGCCGCTGTTTGGTCCCAGCGCGCATTTTATCCACCACAATCGGCGAGGGGTGCTCGTGGATTTCGTCGAGGATTGCGCAGTGGACCCGTTTTCCGTCCAGGCCGCGGCCCTCGCTGCTGACCGGCCGGAAATAGCTATTGGTCGCCAGCACAGCCAAGTTGCTGACGTTGCGCGCCACGCTACGGGCAAGAAAGGGCGAGGCGGCGACCATCTTGTCGGCATCAGCCCATGCAATCCGGGCCTGCTCCCGGGTTGTGGCGGCAGAATAAATCTCAGCACCCTCTTCGTGGTCGGCGACCAGGCAATAGAGTCCGATGCCGGCGGCCGTTTTTGTCTTGCAGTTGCCCTTCCCTATCTCGATGAAGGCCGTGCGAAATCGGCGGAAGCCGTCCGGGCCCATCCAGCCGAACAGACTGCCGATGATGAATTGCTGGAACGGCAGCAGGGTAAAGGGTTTGCCCGCGAACTCGCCCTCGGCCAGTTGCAGGTAGCTGAAGAAGCGGATCGCGCGCTCGGCCGCGTCCAGGTCGAAGCTTAGGCCGCGCGCGGCGCCATCCTTGAGGTCGCGCAATTGCCGCTCGCACGCGAGGCGAACGGGCCGGCCAGCGAGGATTTCACCGGCCACGACCGCGCGGGCGTAGCCGGTCGTGGGGTCAGGTTGCGGCTTGCGGCTTCTCATTTTACGACCTCCGGTTTAAGGCCCAGCGCGGCCAAGCGCTCGCTGGCGCGCATAGAGTGCGTAAGCCATCTCACGGCATCGCTTTTTGAAGTCGGTCGGAAGGCCCGGGCGCGCTGCAGCCTCCTCAAGAAGCTGGCGGGTAAAATAGGCTTGCGAGAATTCAAACAGGTCTCGCAGCTCTTCCGCTCGATTCTTGCCCGGCAAACGGCCGATCAACCCATTCCAGCACTCCCTCGACGCGGGACCCCGAAGATGGGAACGAAGGCTGTTGGCGTTCATTTCCGAGCTTTTCCCTCCAAGAACATCTGGAACTCGTCGGGCTTCTCGGGCAGCGCAATGGCAGTCACGCGCGAACGAGACGCAGGCGTCAGCCCCAACTCCGGCGCGATGGTGCGGAGTTGCTTCGCCGCCATCGAGAGCGACATCAGGAAGGGGTTTAACTGCGCGCCCCCGTTTTTTGTGCCCTTGATAACGAGGCCCAAGCGCGCGCATTCGCTGTAGGACACCATCAGGTTTTCCCACCCGATGCACCAAGCCGCAATTATCCCGCGATCCCCCCGCGCGACAGTCCGCATCCCTTTAAGCACCTTGGTGACGCGGCGGAATTCGGCCCCAGCCTCTCGCCCTCGGAATTCCCGTGGCATCGACGGCGCCTCGACCTCCGGCGTCGGCTCGGCCGGGTTCATGCGATACTTGTGCAAGGTGCCTTGCACCGCCTTAATCCGAGTCGGTTTGCGTGGCCGGCCAATCATGATTTACCACCCCCCTATCGACTTTTGATCGTGCATGCGAAGTGCGGCCAAGGCGGTCCGGGATGGGCAGGCGCTAGAGATTTGACCCGCCCTCCCGGCCAGCGAACCCAACTTCCCTCGAGGTCTTAGCCGAGTGACATGGCTTGCACAGCGATTGAAAATTACTCTCATCGTCCGCGCCGCCGTGGTTCTTGGGGATGACGTGGTCAACCTCGGTTGCCGCGACCACCTCGCCATTGCGCTCATGCTCAGCGCACAATACGTGCGCGTCCAGCCATAGCTTCCGCCGCGCCGGCCACGTCCCATGATAGCCGCGCTGCTTGGTCGTCCCGCGGTTCGCGTCGAAGCGGCGGCGTTGCTCGTGCTTGTGGGCCGGGCAGAACCGCTCGTGCGTTAGCGCAGGGCAGCCGGGATGGTTGCAAGGATGTGGGGGCTTTGTGGGCATTGCTCAGAACCTTGTTTTCCACCAGGGCTACTGCGGTAGGAACGACTTGACCTTGGCCGGCAGTTCATCGAGCAGTTGATAGGCGTTCAGGTAACAGGATCGGCGGAGGAGGTCGGCGGCACTCATCCAGATCCTGGATGCTAGCATAACCGCATCCGATCGCGGGCCTGCAGGTAGTTCAGCGAGTGTTCGGTTTACTTCAACTGCAATGCGCGCGAACCGGCTCAGCGCCATGTGGTCCAGGCAGTGCGACCGCTTTGAGGATTCGACGGCTGCGGCGATGAGCGCTGGGTCGAGGTTGCCTTCGACGTTACCCTTGAGCACATCAA